ACCTGTTTTTCGGAGCGCATCAGTTTCGTGGACTTCAAAAAAAATACCACCTTACAGAGCGTGGTCAGTTGACCATGCGGGCTGATTACATGCTGGCCGCGTTCCACGCGCTGGGCGGAGAGGAAACATGGACGCAATGGGACGGAATCCGCGCCGCCGCGAAGTTTTTCTACAAGAAAAATCAGGGCATCGAAATTGAATACACGTTTGAACAGGGCAAGAAAGCCGGATACGTTCGATCGGGGAGTCCGTGGGATACCAACCCCCAGAGCATGCTACGCGCCCGCGTTATCACAAACGCTATCAAGATGATCTGCCCGGAAGCCATCGCTGGGATGATGTCTACAGAAGAGGCCGCCGATGAGGCGTATGCGGAACGTCCCGCCCTGAAACCAGCCGAGCAAGTGGCGCAAGAGTTATTGCCCGACGTAACGCCCGCCCCGCCCATCGCTACCCCGAAACCCGCTGCGAAACACGCCCCCCATACTGAAAAAATTGCGGATTTTATTGTTCCGTTACCTGTAGCGAAACCCGCCCCTGTGGAACAAATTTTGGATGCTGAGATTATCCCGCCCGCTGCACCCGATCCTGCCCCCCCCGTTGTTCCACCCGCCGTGCAATCGGCTGATCCGCTGGGGGATTTACTGGCACGGATCGAACCGATGATTGACGACGTTAACCGATACATCGTTTTCAAGCAGTGGGTGAAACCCGGCGAAGAATTTGACAGCCTTTCGCGCCCCACCCTAGAAAAAATCCTCAAGGCGTCAAACAAGTTTGTGGCAGCGGTGGAGAGGTTCGCGAAAGAGAACCCGGTAATATGACAGCACATCACCCACAATCCCCGTCGAAGTTCCCCGCCTGGTCGAAGTGTCCGGGGTTTGCCAACGACGAAACGCGCCCGTCCGACGCCGCCGAACGCGGCACCCTCCAGCACACCGTTTTACAGCGATTGTTGGAGGGAACGGATCACAATGACGTAATAGACCTTCTTGAACCAACGGAATTGGAAGGACTGGTCTGGATTCTGGAATGGATAAAAGCCAATACGGGCGATGCCCGCGTACTTGAACAAAAAGTCTACCTCACCGACGCCGATTTCGAAACGCTGTATGAAGGTCGGGCGGATATTCTTGAGCCGCGCATTGACAGCGTGTTCGTGGGCGATTACAAGTCCGGCGAAATACGGGACTACACCGCGCAACTGGCGGGCTACGCTCTGGCAGCGATGGACGAGTACGGCGTTGACCGGGCCGATATTGCCATCTTGTACGGACGATTCAAACATGTTGAGCAGTTCGGTATGACACGGGTAGAGGCGGAGAAGATCGTCTTTGCAATCCTTGAGGCACAGCGGGCCGGATGCAAGCCCGTGTACGCCTGCGACTACTGCGCGTGGTGTAAACATGCAATTAACTGCGCCGCGCTTACTGAGCGGGTGTTTGCCGTAGTGCGGGGACGCGAAGATTGGAAACTGGATACCTACCATGCGAGCCAGATCGCGCACCCGGTCGAAATGAGCAAGGCCCTGGGGCTGGCGGGTATGATGGAAGATTGGGTGAAGTCTGTCAAACATCACGCCACCGAAATGGCCAAGGGCGGTATGCAAATCCCCGGCTACAAATTGACGGAACGCGCCGGGCGGCGGGACGTTACCAGCGTTGTGGATGCGTTTCAGCGGGCGGCAATCACCAGCACGGCGTTTCTGCAATGTTGCTCCGTGAAATTCGGGGAACTGGAAAAGGCGTTCAAGGCCGAAATCATGCCCGATGAATCCTTGGCGGCAGCGCGACGGGGGTTGGCTGACAGGTTGGGCGACACCGTAGTAACCGGAACCCCATCCGTGTTCTTACAGAAGGAACGGGCCGCAAAACAAACAGAGGAGGAAATTTAACCATGAGTATCATACTCAGAACCAACTATCGCGGTGATTGCAAGACCTGCGGGAAATTCGACGAAATAGAATGTGAATTGCACGTTGAGGACGGATGTGGACAAGGGCAAAGTTGCCGGCTTTCGGACGGTGGCGACAGCCCCGGAGATAAATGTCCGATGCTGGGATTAAAAAATAGCGCATTGTCGTTTGATTTAACGCCCAGCGTCGCTTAGTATGGCAAAACGGAGTCGAATCCGTGCCTTGGACTGGTTAGGGGATAAAACGGCTTAGAGAGGCTTAAAATGGATTTTGTGAAACTGGCTGACGGCATAGAACTTTACCACGGCGATTGCGCGGAAATCCTGCCGACGTTGGATACAAAAACAATCAACGCCGTGGTGACCGATCCGCCGTACGGGATCAATGCCGGGAAAGGTGTTGGACGGGAAAACAAAAAAAGGTTCGCAGCGATTGCAAAAAATTGGGACTCTGTCCCACCCGCGCAATTTGTTTTTGACAGTCTTTTGGGAATCGGTGAAAAGCCAAATTATATGGGGGGAAACTATTTCTGCTTACCCGTTTCCAGAAACTTTTTAGTTTGGGACAAAGGGCCGTGTTTGCGCGGTAGGGACTTTTCGGAAGTCGAACTCGCGTGGTGTTCTTGGGATGGAAACGCAAAAATCGTAATGGTAAACCCTACGCATCCTGCAAAAGAAAAAAAAGAGCACCCCACTCAAAAACCTTTGTTGTTAATGGAATGGTGCGTTGGAATGGTAGGAAATATTGTACTTGATCCATTTATGGGGAGCGGAACCACCGGGGTGGCATGCGTGAAAACCGGAAGAAAGTTTATCGGGATTGAGAAGGACAAGGATTATTTTGACATTGCGGTCGACCGCATCAAGGCGGCATTGAACGCGCCGGACATGTTTTAAAACGCCGCCACGGGGCGGGAAACGAGGAAAACGAATAATGCAAATTTATGACGGGAATTGTCTCACTATTCTGAAAACGTTCCCTGCTGAAAGCGTCCACTGCTGCATTACCAGCCCGCCATACTACGGGTTGCGCGATTATGGGATGAAAGAACAAATAGGACTTGAGCAAACACCAGACGAATACGTTTCCGCGCTGGTTTCTGTTTTTTGTGAGGTGCGGCGTGTTCTACGCGACGACGGGACGCTTTGGGTAAACCTCGGTGATAGTTACGTGAGTTCTCCTACTGGTGCAGATTCAAAGCATTCCAGGCTGGAAGGAGGAAAACAAACGCAACACGAAGGCGGTAAAAGGTCAAACAAGGTTAATTGTGGGGTACCTGCTAAAAACCTCCTTGGTATACCTTGGCGCGTGGCGTTTGCGCTGCAAAAAGATGGATGGATTTTACGGCAAGAGATTATCTGGGCGAAACCCAACCCAATGCCGGAGAGTGTTAAAGACCGCTTCACAAAATCTCACGAGAGCCTTTTCTTGTTTGCAAAATCAGGTCGTTATTACTTTGACCAGGAGTCGGTAAAAGAGACAGCGGTGGGCAGCACAAAAGGAGCGGGGGCGTCATTCAGGCGGGAAAAATCAAAGCGCGGTGTAAGCATTTGCCCGAATAGTCCGAGTCCAACACACAGGCCAGACCGAGAAGATGTCCGATACGACAGGGACACGCGGAATCGCCGATCTGTTTGGAATGTGGCAACGGTTCCGTACAAAGGAGCTCACTTCGCCACTTTCCCCCCAGCGCTTATTGAGCCTTGCGTTATGGCTGGGTGCCCTGTTGGCGGCGTTATTTTAGACCCGTTCACCGGAAGCGGAACTACGGGGATGGTAGCAATACAACAAGGGCGGGATTTTATAGGAATTGAACTAAACCCGGAATACGTTAAACTTGCACAAAAGCGCATTGCAGAAAAACAGGACATGCTAACAGGAGTCCTATAATGCTCCTTGAGGAATTACTTTCCCGCTTCCGCGCCCTTGGCATCACGGGTGCGGAGTGGGCGCAAGAGTCTGGAGTATCACACAGCATCATCATGAAAATATCGTCGGGCGATCGGGATAACATCCTGCTTTTGACGTTTGAGAAATTGCTTTTGGCGGTGCAGAGATTTGAAGCCGGGAAAAATAAAACAGAACCGTGGAGGGGGAGAAAATGAAAATAAGCAGAACTTGGGCGATGCCAAGCAAAAACACGTTTTCGATAAAACCAATTAACGATTTAATTCAGCGATACATTTACACTGAGTCCCCCAAAAAAATCATTGACCCGTTTACAAACCAGTCTTGTTTTCGCGATTTATGTTTTGCAACCAACGACCTGAACCCGGATTTTGAAACAACACATCATGTTGAATCACTTGACTTTTTAAAAATGTTTGAGGATGAGTCGGTGGACATGGTTCTTTTCGATCCGCCGTGGACTTTGCGGCAAATATCGGAGTGCTACAAGGGCATAGGAAAAACGGTTCACGCATCAGACACGACCGCTGGGTTTTATTCACAACGGAAAAAAGAAGTTTCCAGAATAACAAGGTCGGGCGGCATCGTCATTTGTTGCGGGTATAACAGCGGAGGAATTGGGAAAACAAACGGGTTTGAATTGTTAGAAGTTCTAATGGTTCCACACGGCGGGGTACACTATGATTCAATCGTAACGGTTGAAAGAAAAACTCACAGAAAACAACACGACTTATTCGAAGATCGGGAGAAACCAACATGATTAAGAACAACCGAACAATCTTCACCGTTTACATCGCGGGGCCGTACCGCGCCGATACAATCAATGGCGTGCGCTCCAATATCGAAGCCGCCCGGAACGCGGCGATTGAACTGGTAACGCGCGGGATACACTTCCGCTGCCCGCATACAATGACCGGGCTAATGGACGGCGTAGCGTCGGACGAATACTTTCTGGAACTCGGTTTGGAAATGCTTCGGGACTGCCAAGCGGTTCTGGTAGTGGGATTTTGGCAAAACTCTGTCGGAACGTGCAAAGAATGGGAAACGGCAATTAATCTTGGAATCAAACGGACGCATAAATTTGAAACCATTGAACGTTTTAAAAAAGAATGGGAAGCGGAACAGTCCGCAAAATAGTTCACTTTTTTATTGACACCGCATCCCGGCTTGTACATAATTGCCGCGTTGCACAGGGAAAGGATAAAAATAATGCGAACCAAATGCGTTGCCCTCCGATTTGTTAAACTCAAAAACAGGCGCATCAAGTTATTCCGTTACGCCAGCGGGAAGTGGCAGATTAAAACAAGAAACTTGTTATACACGCCAGAGGGGAAAGTAGCGATATCCGACCGATCCATGATTCTGTCCGATGAGGCGATGCAATCCATCGTGGACGCGTTTCAGCATATTTTGGAAAATCCAGATATGGTTTCGGCAAGCACAAAGTCTCTTGTTCCTGCGTGCGTGCGAAAATCCTGCAAGGGGTGTAAGATGCTGTTTAGTAAAAACAAAATTCGTTTCTGCAAAGGCGGGCGCGGAAAGTTGAATCCCAAAACAGGAAAAATGACACCCGGTTCAACTTGCAAGGAGGAAACGAAATAATGTCAAAACTACGCGTTGAAGAATTAGCGCAGGAAGCCGCCGACCGCGAGGAGTTGGAACGGTTGCTGGAAGAGAACGCGTTGCTCCGGGAGCGTGTGCGCGAAGCAGACGCATGTACATCAAATGGGCACCTTTGGATTATAAAAAGAGAAGACGAAATCCGGTGTCTTAAAATACGCATCGTTGACCTTGAGGCGCAAATCGAGCGAGAGGAAGGGGATGGAAAATGAATCTTGACGAACTCAACAATATAATTGGTCAGGCAAAAAGGACAATTGATCAAGGGAACGAAGTCAAAAGGCAGTTGGCAGGATTGCTGCGCAATAGTTTAAGATCGTCGAACATGTCTAATTATGTTTTAGAAGATTTGAAACGCGAACTTCGGGATTACAATATCCATACGGGCTGCTGGAAGGACGGGAAATAAAATGCTCGACGCAGACGAACGCAATGAGAGACAACTGGATAATTTTGAGGCCGCAGAATCCGAACGGCTGGAGCGCGAAGAAACGACAGCGATTTGTGGAGAAAACGATGATGCGCACGCCGCCGAGGAATTGGATGCGATGCGGGAACGGGCGGAGAAGGCGGAGACTTGGGGTAAAAATCTTGAGGGTATCAACAAAAATTTAAGCGACACACTGATGAAGGCGGAGAAGTATGCAGCCGGACTCCAATCAATATTTGACTCAATGCAAGAGCAAAGCATTAAAGCCATAGACCGCTGGAGAATAGCGCATCCCGTGGTAAATGAATTTGTATATCCTGAGCCTGGCGAATTGCTTAAGTGGCTTATGGGACAGGTAGATTCCTACAAATTGCATTGGGAGGGACACGCTGAAACGCTGCGATCTATAATGAAAATGGATGACATTAGCGTTATCAGGCAGTGGATTAGTGATTCTTTTTCGGGGTACGTAGAGTCAACAGAACAAACACTATTTGGCCTACAGAAAGAGCGCGACGCCCTGCAAGCCCAAATTATTAAGTCAGAAGGGGAACTGGGTGCAGTGTTGCCGGAAGACGTTGGGCCTGTGGAATATATAAAAGTTCTGCAAGCCCGCGGCGAAATGCTCCAGAAATCATTAGACGCATATTCCGAGAGAACAAGAGTTTTAAACGGGGAACGCGTCGATTGTGTTATTGGACGAAGAAAAACACTTAAAAAGTTTGCCTACATTAGAAACAAAAATCGGGAGTTGCAAGCCCGCGTGCGGGAGACGGAGGAATGTTTGAAAAGTATTGCGTATGCAAAAACCAAGGAATGGGATGACCCGTCGGATTCAAATTTCAAAGCATGGGCGCAGAATATTGCAAAGTACACATTTTTAAAACTTGGGAAGAAACAACAGGCATCCGCGCCGGGGGAGGGCAAGCCATGATTGAACGACATGGGCGGGAGGACGGCGTTGATGGGTACTATTGCGAACCCGAGGATGTTGACAAACTCGAACAGGCCGCTGCGCAGATGGCGGAGGCGTTGGAGAGTGCGGAGTTCTGCCAAGGGTGTTCTCAGGACAGTGGTTGTGATAGATGTGAGGTTCCTGTGGAGAGATCCAATGCCCTCGACGCGTACCGGGAGACGAAGAAATGATTACAAGAATTATTCGAGGTGCAAAATACAACGAGAAATATGGGCATCATCCTGGGTGGACTCCGTTATTTTTGTTTACGCTATTAGGTTTTATATCAGGGGCAGCCCGTGGATTTTATGGCGCAATGGTGGGCGGTTTTGGGATGTTAATTTTTATTGGGATTCCTTTCTTGATGGGATGCTACGACAGGGGAGAGGCCGCCACCGGCAGAACGGGGGCAGGGGATGAACCGCGATAAAATCTACGCAGCCATTACCGAGGAGCGCGAACGACAGCACGCCAAGGGGGGAAAGCAGGAGTTTCCACTTAGACACGGAAAAACTGATTTTGATTTGGAAATATACAACCATATTGCGGATAGAGCAAAGAAATTCTGTAATAGGGCGGTTGAAAAAGGGTGGTGTTCGTGGGAACTCATTTTACAAGAAGAACTGGCCGAAGTTCTGGCTGCCGAGACACCCGAAGAAATCCGCACCGAACTCACACAGTTAGCCGCCGTCTGCGTGCAGATTTTGGAGGGGATGAAATGAAAAAAATAACACTAACGATGTGGTTAGCAAGGGACAGGGACGGATTTAAAACAACACAGTTATTTAAAAACGCCCCGAAAGAAATATCGTCAATGATGTATGGGCCACTTTTTAAAGGAAATCTCTATGCCACTTTTGAAGAGACCCTTGGCCTCCGCCCCGGACAGTGTCGGAAGGTCAAAGTTACGATTGAGGAGGTGGAATGATGAGAAAGATTCAATCTCCAAAAATTGGGGAATATGTTCTTCTTTGCAGATGGGGCGACCATGACCCTTGTGATCCGTGGTATGTAGGGTTTTTCCAAGGTAAAATGCAACTCACGCCGAACGGAGATTTTTATTACAAAGTATTTGAAAGTGAACGGTGGTTTCAGAATTGTTTTAGGATATCGGCAGAGGAAGGGGCGGAAATATTAAAGACTTATCCAGAAATTGAAAAGAACCTTTTCGGGAGAATTCCATGCCAGAAATAACGCTGAGGGACTATTTCGCAGGGCTGGCGATGAACGCAATCATTATTGGTAACAATGCGGATATTTGCACAACTGGGGTCGACGGAGCAACCGGAATGGCAAAAGATGCTTTTAATGTTGCAGACGCCATGCTCGCTGCGAGGGGGGTGCAAGAAATAAACAACACGGCAACCGAGAGCAAAAAAGTATTGGCTAGCCTACGTAAATATTCTGAGGGAAAACGCCCTACGCTGACTGCATATTGTAAAAACGCTGAACTTTACCGGGAAGTTTTGAAGGCGGTGGTTAAATATGACAGCATGTTGTGTAGCATTGGAAAAGATGATGTGTTTCTGATGCGCGCGGAACGCATATTAAAAGAACTCGCCCCTCGCTGCCGCGAGAAATTGGAGAAACCGCTTGTGGCACGCGCCAAGGAAGCGATGGAGGAAGCGAAATGCTCGTAATAACCTGCCCTAAATGCGGAAGCCACAATGTAGCCAGAGAACGCCGCCCAAACGGGAATGACCGTTGTCTCAATCACACGTGTCAGCATATATGGCCCTCCGCAACTTCCAAGCAGCCGGAGCCTCAACCGCAAACCATCCGCTCAATCGTCCTGGAATATTTGGAAGCGAACGGGTACGCCGGGCTAAGAGACGATGATAATTGCGTTTGTTTCTTGGGCGAAGATTTGATGTGTTGCCTTTACATGGATGGCCCATGTTTTACAAGCGGCGGATGCGAGGCGTTCAAATGAAAAACATTGTCGCTTATCCGTTTTTAATGACTGGTGCTATAATTACGGCGATTGGTATTTTTATCCGGGGGGACGTTCCTGTGGAGTTTTTACAGAAGTGGATTAAAAATATATCCATTGAAGAAGGAAAAAAAAAATGGGAAAGGTACGAGAATGAAAAACAAGATCATTGATATTCTAATCATTTTGTTAGGTTTGTTCTGTCTCTTAACAATGGCAGGCACATTTTTTTCGGCATTAATAATACGTGGTAACGAAATATCACGCGCCGCCGAATCCCGCCAGTCCCAAGCCGTTACCGATCAAAGTTTAAATTTGATGATCAAATGGATATCGTTGATAGAGAAACGAAGCAACGCCTACGATGCCCGGATTTCCCGGCTCGAAAAGGAATGCAAAATCCCCGACGTGAGGCCGTGCAGCGTTACGACCTGCACACTCAGAATTGACAAGGAGAAATAACATGGACGAAATAACAACGGGGGTTTATGCAGATTTGCGGGGCGTGGAAGAATTGACGGTTGATGTATTCATACAAGCCCAAGCCGAGTTGAAAATGTGGCTTGGAACACTTGAAAATCCGGTTGCGTTTGTAACTGGTTTGCAATTAGCAGGAATGGAAGATCGATTCAAACACATGCTCATGCGAAGTTCTGGAACAATTGACGCAGAAGTATATATTGCAGGGTTTAAAATCATTGTAAAGAACGAAGGATAGATCATGCCCCTCCACAAATCAATCACCCGCTGCCTAGACCACTTCTGTAAACTATGTAATCAGTGCTCACGGTACGCGGAACGCGCCTCAGGCATCCGCTCTGAACCAACGCTTAACCAAGGTGATGGCAGGCCATGTTACAATCAGATAAGTTTGAACGGTGAATGGATGGGTCAACCCAATTTTATAGAGTCCGGCTTTAATGCTCCTCGCGGGCACTACCGCATCACCGACGAGAAGAACAGAGGTACGTATGAGGTAGATGGATTCGACCACCGCCAACAAGAACGGCTTGAGAACCGCCCCGTGAACGTTAAAAAGCACGATGCCCACATGCTAAAAATGAGAGACGCGGCGGCGGAAGCAAGACGCAAAAAGAAAGGGGTACCCGATGCCAACTGAATTAGAACTCTTGCAGTTAGAAAACAAACGGTTACTTGCAAAAGTGCAGGAGCAAACCACGAAGGTTTGGGAGTCGGAACGCAAGTGCAGCCAATCCGAAAAAGAGTTGGTGAATATCCGACAATTTGTTAAATTCCAAAACGAATTACTCCCACAATGGGAGAAGTTATTGAACGATTCGATGGAGTGTTTTGACTTAGATCAACGGGGATAGAGTCCAAGAAAGGGGAAGAAGAGTGAAAGGCAACACAATCGACATCCAGCGCGTCATTCACGAAAACGAGACAATGGGGCTGGTGATTATTCGGATGACCGACGAACTGGAACGCGCCAAGGCAGAGATTGAACGGCTGACAGGTTTGTTAAAAATGCAAGAGCCGCCTGGGACATCTCCAGACGGCTCCGTTACCGTGTCCACACATGGCGGATCGGCGATTTGCGAGGTAACGCGTCCCTCACCCTAACTGCAGCACCCCCGTGTGAGCATCGTGGAGAGGCTTGGGGCGACGACTTATGGATTCAACATGCCACAATTCTTGAGTAAATGTCCATAAAAATGTCCACCGCATCTTACTGTAAAATCAATGCTATACGATGCTTTTCTTGTCTAAAATGTTCCGAATATTGTCCACCTGCAGCCCGTAATCAGCGGGATTCTGTCCCCGCTCTGTGATCTGCGCCGCGAGTCCGGCAAGATAAACCTTGTCGTTATTATTATTTTCCCAATAATCTCCTCCACACATGCGCACGGCGCGGTAAATGGTGTGGCGGCGTATCCAGCCAACTCGGTTTTGTTCGAGCAGATCGAAAAAACAATCGTCAGCATTGAGACGATCAATCGTAATCACTTTGCTTTGGTGCAACGCCCGGTGTGTGTAGTACAGCCAGTCATACACAAGTGCTGCCGCGCGATAGGCGTTTTCAAACGGCCCGCCCACCAGCCATTGGAGACATTCGGGGATACTTGCGCCGTCAGTTTGGCATCCGGCAGGAATGGTGATTGCCAACCCGTTCGATTCAACGCGGTAATCCTCCATGACTTCCATTGTGAGTTTCCCAACAAGGTTGGCGTTGGCGGGTACGCCGGACACGATTTTCATTTTTTGCTGGATCATGGCACTTGCATCCCCTTGTAATTCGGGCACGGATCGGAAATCGGAATATCATACGGGAAAAGCGAAAAGTTAGTTTTTCCCAGCGTACCAGTCATGTCGCGATTTACCCACCAGACGCATGTGATGTTATTCGGGCATCCGTCATCGTAGCAACTCATGGCGCATCCTCCTGCCGTAGCGCGTAATCCATCGGCGTGTGAGGCGGTGGGAAACCCTTGCCGTTTAGCGTGCGCGAGTACGGCGCACCGTCGTTGTGATTATCCAGGCATCGCGCCGCGTATCCCGTCATGATGCTGTGGTATGGAGTTCCCAGTGCAAACCAAACGTGGTCGGTTGCTCCGTTGCCGTTAATATCTTGGCACACGATCAAATCGCCAGGCAAAACATCGGCGGGTGAGCCGATACGTTTCCATCCAATCTCTTTCAGCCGCGTGGCTAGGTCTTCCGCCCACGGTATCACCTCACCCTCCTGTAGCACCCCAGCGGCGATTAAATGCACTGAGGCGGTGATTGCGCAGGCAGGATCACCATTGGCTATCTGCTGGGCACGGAGCCAGTTTTTGTAGCGTGCTGCGGGGTCTTCCAGTATTGAGAGTAGCGCGATCATTTCGCCCCCTTCGCCGCCGCCGTTACCGCAGCCGCAACAACGCCCGTAACCAGAGCGGTTGCTTGCGGGTCGGTGCCGCGCGTGTAGACGATACGGAGCGTGTCCGACGTGCGAGTGAGTTCAAACCCCTGAGCGGTCATAAACGATGGTACAGTAACGGTTGCGTCGCCGCACTGAGTCGGAAACGTCAACGTGGTACAGGCGGCCAGCGTGCCAGCCATTGCAAGCAAACAAAGTAGTTTTTTCATGGTTTCGGTTCCTGCGGATCATTTCGTTGACGTCAACGAAATAATGCCGGGCGGATCATCACTCCGCCCGGTGCCTGAATTACCACCCAGTAATTGAGGTACTAAAAGTCGCAGGCTCCTTTACTTATGGGATAGTTACCCGCTAAGGCGGGTCTCGATAGCCGTTTTTAGTGAGGTGTTCGTCATCCTCATTGCTAATTTGATGCCCATCTATGCAACACAAGATTCGTTGTCGCTCATATTTTGCGTTTTGTGAGAGTCAAACTTGTTTAAAAAACTAAACCATTTCCGTATCAATAGGGAAAAGGCCAATAAAACTTAATCATACCGTTTATTTGGCTCCGGGATAACGATTGCAATCCACTTCAGGCAGATAACAGAATCGGCGGTTGCACTCATCTGGTAATCGCCTTGCCGAATGCACGCGCCATTCACCAGCCACGCGCAGGAGTTACACTTTTTCGTTGGCATCTTGGCTCCCCTTTCTCTCCCCAAAATAATAACCAAAGCAGTTTGCCGCCATTGTCATGACGATTAACCCGTATTTGTCGGGTTCCATGATCGCCAGCCACCCCGAAACAACAACCAGCCCGATTGAAAGAATTGCCCGAACACTTCCTTCGGGAAGCCACAGTGTGGTCAATTTCATTTTAGTTGTCCTCCCACGTAATCGGCGGCAGCGTATTCGGGTCGGGCCATTTGTCATTCAGCATGGCGGTTGCCGTGCGGCGCGCGCGTGCTGGTGTTTGTTGCGCCCATCGGCTTTGCAAGAGATTGCTAAAAGCCAACTCCCAATCCCCCTCCTTGATCGCTTGGAGCGTGTTCACAAATTTTTCCACGCCGCCCACGCCCATCTGGTAGGCCATTGCGGCGAGGCATCCTTGGCGGATGGGCGAGAGGGCTTGCCACGCGGCTTCTCCGAGCAACTCTGCACAGCCTTTATATCGGACGATCAAATCCTCAACGCACCACTGGCGGGCAGTCTCAAGCGTAACAGCCGTGTTCTCGGTTACGCCTTGCGCCGCGCCGTGCCTACCGAAACCGACGCTCCAATCGTCCACGTCCCAAAAGACCGTTGCCGAAAATTGCTCTTCGCGCATTACCCAATCCAACAAGGTTTTAAAGTTGTCCGATTCCATGATAACTTCCTTTTCTATTTTGGCAGGCTGTTGAAAAAGGGAACAAGTTCGTGATGATTTCCCGATCCATAAAAGTGCGGCCACTTTGATCCTAGTTCCGGGGCTGCAAAAATCTGCGAGCCTGGGATAATATCGCCTGCGTATTTCCCAGACCATCCGGCAGTAAGCGTAGGTGCCCCAGCGGAAATATCAATCATGGTGGCGGTCCCATAACAAACATGAGACAGCCCATCGGGCAATGTGAACATGACGCGTCCGTCAAAACTGATTGACCCTATATCTGTGGGTAATTCTGGAGTTTCAATGCTTATTCCGAGACCCGGACAATCCGCGGCGACATAAAATGATATGTCTTTCCCGCGAGATATCCCCGTTTGGGCATCATATGTTACCATGTTGGATGTTGCTTTTATCAACCCGCCATCAAATGCAAGCGTTTCCGACCATGATTCTCCTGCCGCAACGGAGTGTAAGACTTGCACTTTTTTACAAAAAATAAGAGGATCTTCTTGCGTCTCGTAACTATGCCCTGAGTACGATGACATCTTTGTCCTATAAATCGTCGTAACCATTATAATAGATACAACCCAGTCCGGCATGGGGTAATTTGTAACCGTTGATAGCCTATTGGCCCATACTTCAAATCCGCCTCCGGGGCTTTTAAATCCCATCCCAGGCAATTCCGCTTCTGCCCCCGGCTCTTCGTCAATTCTTACCCCATTTCCATCATAAACAAATTTTCCATACATTAACCCCTCGCGCCCGGAGGAAACTGTTTGCGAATAAGTTGCAGGAACGGAAACCGAATAAGTCATTGTTGCATTTTCTACTCGATCAAACTGGTTTTGATAACCATTGTAATAATAAGCAGGCATAGAATGCGCAATCGGAACCGCTGGAAATCCCATTGTCTGATTACGTTGCATTCCAATTGCGGGATCGTAAATCCCGCTATAACTGCTTAACCCTGCCACTGCCCCTGGTTTTAGAATTACAGGGGAAGTCGGCCATGTCGGGTTGGAATTCTCACACACGCGAAGATATTGCAGCCAAGTCCAAGTATTATATGGGCAATACTTACCGTAGGAACTTGGAGTTATCGAATCGTAACTAAACCAGTTAGTATATCTCGTCCCTATCCTTTCTCCGGGATGATCCCAAACATCCGTCCCATCCGGGGCCGTGTAATATAACTCAGTCCCAGGATAAAACTCAGGTTCATTGATAAACGATCCGGCCATTGTAAAATGCATTTGCGATCCGCCTCCGCCAACAGTCCCGCCTGGAACGATTGTGGAAGAAACGGCATACGTCCACCAAGAAATAGCCTTTTGTAAATCCAGCATGTATTGCGCCGCCGATTCCAAAACGCGAGTATTCGCTTTTGCAAAGTACCGCTTCCCGGAAACCTTGATATATTTCGTTCCGGCTTCAATCTCGGATACCGCAACCGAAAAAGTTATCTTCCCCTGCGTAAAATAACTGGTAAGGTTTTCCGGCGGAACGGTATACGCAACAGTATCATCAAGATTGCAGATGGTAATGGCTGGCGGGGTTCCCGGCAGATGCACCGCCGCACGGTAATATTCAACGTTGAAAGGCCCGGTTGCCGCTGCCAAAAGTTCCACCGCCTCCGGCTCGAATTTAACAACCGCAGAATCACACTTGTTATAAACTCCAGTGGTTGTGTTTGAACGAACAGACGGGACACCAGTGGTAGGTTGCACAAATTGGCTTATGCTGTTATCAAGGCAATTACCCGACAACTCGCGTGCCACTGCAAACGCCGTTGCTTCCGTGCAAATACCATAGATAGTTTGTTCCGCAGCTGTTATTTTTATCGCGTCGCCCGGATACAATTTTGCTTGCTCATCCCCAAATAATTCTGCGCTTTCCGCATTCCAAATCGTTTGCAAGTATTCCGGTTGGACAACGTTCCCGCCTGTGGCGTATGCGACAGTAACGCCATCCTGCCCTGATCCGGGGTAATGGATGTTGACAACCCCAAATTTAAACCAAAAGGTTACGTAGTTTCCGATTACGCCAGAGATATCCGCCAAGCCCGCGCCCTTGTTGCGGTTCAGCGGAGTTGCCAGTTTTTCGGCAAACCGTGATTCTTCCAGAATAAAATCAAGATTAGAACCGTTTGGCGTTATCGTAATTTTAAGTTCCGGGTCTGCGATAACTATCTGCGTTGCAACTGGAAACGTTACATCGTCCGTATTGCGTTCAAAGTCTCGAACGCGCAAAACAAGTCCTTCGTGCCCGACCACCGAAGGAAAATCAAACGCCCTGTCAGCCGTTCCAAGTTCCCGTTGTGTGCTTCCGTCTGTTGTCCAATCCGTTCCGTCAATTGGATGTTTTTTCTGACACTCGATAGGGTTGTAATCATTGTAAAAATCCACATCGCGATATGTTATCCTAAACATGTTGTCCACGGTTGACGGTTTCAGAATGGGCCAAATGTCGTAATATTTCCCCATCCCAAAACCATAGTCTTCTTGATATTGCAGGTGCATGCCATTCTGGGGGTAAATACCAGGCAACCCGTGATCGTTATAATCAAATTTCGGCATTGTCCAACCACCCGAATAATTGAAAAGGGTGTAGAACGTACCAGCAATGCCATAATACAGTTGCGCCATTTCGTCGGCTGATATTGTAGTTCCGCCCGTGGTATGATGAGAGGAGTAATGACTACATGTTGTTTGGTTGCACTCAAGCGTAAAATTTTCCATACCTGTTGGGTTACTTGCGAACGCACCGCAAATAAAATCAGAGCCTCCAAAGCCAGAGGTATCATCTGGATTGGGGACATTAATTACAGGCATCTTTCCGCCAAGAATTTCTTTTGCCGAACTGAAAATATTGAGGCACGTATCAATACAATGCACACAGTAATTGGTGTACGGTTGCATCAAGTTGTACGGAAAAACGGTAACTCGAAAATTCAACCGGAGGCCTGCGGGTTCCGTTGAACTCGTTATTATATGCAACGCTTCCCATTGTGGAAACTTATAAGTTGTTAGCAAAAGGTCAACGCTACTTACGCTAACTGTTCTATAATCTCTGACGATTGCCATCCCGGTTAGTGAACCCGTTCCGATCACAATAAACCCATCACCCGGTGTAGGCCCACCCGTGTTGCCGTTACCAAGATTGAAGCAATTTGCGAACACCTCTGCAAAATTATCGCCAAGCGTCGCGTCGCTTATGGTAACGATTTCGCCCGCACCGCTGGCAACTACTTCAGCGCTGTTCCATATATTCGGGAAATGCTTATCCGTGTTCAAAACAAATCCAGGGCCGCTTCCGGGTGCTCCGTAGGCTAAGCCTTCTAGCGTCGAGCGAAGCCGTTGCCCGTGAAGCCAGAGATCGCGGTATTTGTTCATAAGTGCCGTGATAGCGTCGGCATTCGTAATCTCTGCGTGCGTGGTGGCATCCCTGTAAATAAACTTTGTTGGATACCGAGGATGCAACGAATCACCGAAAATTGGAACAACTTCGCACCCGTCAACCACGGGCACGCCATAGATGGGGTCGTTTGGATAACAGGAAATGGGAAGATCGGATGAGATATATGTTCGCATTTAGTTGCCAGAGAAAAGGTCGAGTTGTGTCGTTGTACTGCCTCCTCCGCCTCCGCCTCCACCTGAAACTGTCGTATTGGTTTCTGTAACTTGTGGGATAATAGGCCAAGGGACAAATTTAGCGGGGGCTGGCGCACCGATTTCAAGCGTGCCGTCTTCCCCCACAAAAACTTTTGAATCGTAAAACTGAATGCCATACCTATCGTCATCTACGCGGGGATGCGAAACAGATAACACTTGACCGCGCCCGGCAGACTTGTTGTTCTCCCGCGCAAGGTTGAACAGGATGCGAATAGCGTCCCGCACTTGCACGGGCGTTTCCAGCGGGGGCGTTGGTATTTTGTTTTCCATGATACGATACCTTCCGCCTATCCTTTGAGGTGCCGCACTTCACACGCGCTTTCGACCTTGGATAGGCGCGTGGAATGGTCGTCAATGCTTTCCCATTGTTCAATGTCTGAAATCATTAACGACTTTGTTTGCTGTTCAATCTCTGCCATAACCACATTTTGCTGGTTTTGTGTTTTAGTCAGGTCTTGCAGCGCGGTACAAAACAGAGCAAGTTGTTCGCAAAGTCCGTCAATTTTTGCCAGCAACTTCCCAAGTTTGACTATGAGGGCCAGCAAACCTAACAGTAACGTAATGGCCGCGACAGATGCGGAGATAGCGGAAAAAATAGTTTGTGCTTGCATTTGTAAATCCGTTCCTTATTTTGTTGAGTTTTTTAATTCATCGGGATATTGAATTATTGCGGCTGCACGTCCATCGTTTTCTATGACTCGCATATCGTTATATTTGTTCAACTGGTTTTGCTCCACGGCTTTGAGCGTAACGTCGGAAATTGAACAGTTGAGAAGCCCCGCGCTGGTAACGCGATCTGCAATTACGCCAAAGCCTCTATCAATGATTGAAATTCGTAGAGACTCGGAATACCCCTGATCCTCTAAATAATCCGCCACAAACGCTTCCCGGTTATTCTGTTTTCCCTTTTTCTTGCTGCTCTTCTTTTGCCATACCGTAACGTCGTCGAAATCCAACCCTAAAATGTTGCAGGCGCGTTTTACCTGGTTTGGAAACGATAGCCCAGCAGGGACGCCTATCGTCTGCCCCTGATACCAAAAAGTTGGGGTATTCGGGGCTGGCGGAAGATTTCCTAAAAATTTGAGCCCACTGCCAACCGATTCCAGAGTTTCGGATGTGATCTCTGCACAAAAAACTTGACCAGAAAACGTGAAACAGATTGCCAAGCAAACAAGTAATTTTCTCATGGCTGGCTCCTTAAAATTTAACGATTGCGGTTCCTGAAATCGTCGCAGATAAGTTGTTTATAAAGGCGGTTACTGTATCGCTTACAAATACGGCCTGAATTTGTCCGTTTGCCATTCCGATCAAAACCGGAAACCCAGAATAAATAGACGGGGATTCTGTCGTTGGGATTTGACTACTCAAAAGAGCAGAATCGTAAACCATGACATTGTCAATCGATCCGCCCCAATAGCCGCCTGCCCCACTGGACAAAAACAAAGACGTTGCCGTAGACTGGTAGGAGCCAACACTATAATATGACGAAACCAAAACGCCGTTTTTGTAAGACCTCCAATTAACCCCGTCCCATGTCAATGTTAGATGCGTCCAGGTGGAATCTGTTAAAGTGCCGCCTTGCAGGTTGTAGTTTCCTCCTACATAGTAAGTAAGTGTGCCGGAAGCGTCTCGGAGCATGATGAACGGTGTCCCAGAATTGTAAGTAGCGCCAACCGAGTAAATATTTTTTGTAGCGGCCGCCGCTGTCCGATTTACCCACATGTCGATAGAGAAAGCGGTTTTAGCGGAGAACGAGGTTGCGGATCCCGCATATTGCGACGATCCCGTAACAAATGTCAGACAATTCCCGAATGTTCCAGATGTCAATGTTGGGCCCCCGGTCATTGTCATTGCCGTCCCGCCATAGAATTCTGCAAAAAATTGCGTTCCTGGTAACCCACTGAATTCATTTAGATTCCACCACGCCGAGGGTAAGAGAGAATTTGCTAAAAAAGAAGGGGTTCGTTTCTGTGGGAAAGGATCAGCGGCATGAGTAACATAAATAGTGTTGCCAACCGGGAACGAAGTGGACGTTACGTATGCAATGCTTGACGTTGCCGCAAGGGGGCACGTAGTAGCAGTATCCGCACTCAAAGCGCGTTCGACGAGCGTAACCGTCGTTAATCCGCCTCCACTGCCGGTGGAGGTTTGCCACGTTGCCGTGGTTTCGCCCACAGCAACGGTTAAAACTTTTCCTGCATTGCCCGCGTACGACGGAAGCGGGGTAAGGTCTACACCATTTGTTCCGTTGGTTCCATTAGTCCCGTCCGTTCCTTGTGTTCCCGTGGTACCTTTATCACCTGTAAGCCCTTGGATGCCTTGTATTCCCTGCTCCCCTTGCACGCCTTGTGTTCCCGTAGTTCCCGTGTCGCCCGTCAATCCTTGGATACCCTGGATGCCTTGCGCACCCGTTGCGCCCGTGTCTCCAGTGTCGCCTTTAACGCCTTGCGTCCCGGTAGTACCTTTATCCCCTTGCGGGCCTTGGATACCCTGAACTCCTTGCGGGCCTTGTGCTCCACCCGCGCCAGCCGATCCGGTGTCGCCCTTCGGGATTATAAAATCGAAAACGGCTGTGCTGGTAGTTCCGACGTTCGTAACCGCTGCCGTTCCGGTTGTTACCGTCCCAACTGAGATAGTTGCCGCCGCGCCGTCATTGCCAGCCACGCCTTGTGTTCCTGTAGTGCCTTTGTCTCCGGGGATTCCCTGCGGGCCTTGTGAGCCAGCCCCCGCAACTGTGTTTGTCCAAGCGGCCCCATCCCACGCAAGAACCTCTCCGGAGGTCTGGCTGGTAAGTGCAACATCGGTCAACGCACTGAGTGAGGTAACGGACGCCGGGAAGGTAACCGTTGTCAACGCCTGAGAACACGACGTCGCCATGTCAGCGGTGTTTGCATGATCAACCAGAGTTACCGTGGTCAGCCCAACGGAAGCCGTCTGCCAGGTCGCCGTTGTCTCGCCAACATCTACCGTGAGCACTTTCCCCGCGTTCCCTGTATACGACGGAAGGGTTGTTCCTTCACCAGCCAGGCCTTGTGGGCCTGCTGCCCCGGTTGCGCCCGTTTCCCCTTGCGGGCCGGTTGCACCGTCCGCTGGTAGTAGCTGCACAACGCCCAAATAATTCGAAGCCCCCAATCCGTTATTATAAAAAACGGTTGTTGTATCTGTGGGATAAGTTACAATAATAGATGAAGGCTGAGACCCAGAAATACCCATTGGTTGTAACCCATATCCCGACACTAAAAACACTTGTGCATTGCGCTTGTACGATGGAAATGGGTCGGATGGATGAGTTACAGTAAAAGACTGCCCTGAACTCAAAGTTCCGCTGGTGTAATAGACCGTTGCGCCCCCAGAACTTCCCCCGGTGATCGTGGTATTTGTCCAATGCGTCCCGCTCCACGCAAGAGATTGGCCGGTAGTCTTAGAGGTCAAGGATACGTCTGTCAACGCGCTCAACGCCGTTGCACCACCCGACCCGCTTCCAGTTCCCAGACGCACGCCGTTCACCGTGGGGGTTGTTACGTAGTCGTTTAAACCCGTCCACGTCTGCGTGGTTGCGCCGCTGGCAAGTTTTCCATACCCCGGTGCTATCGTTGCGGTAGTTGCATTGTCTGCGTTGTAAGCCAGATAAGCCGTTCCGGCCCCTGTTGCATAGGTTGACGTCGTTGCCGTGTTCGCCACTTGAGCCGTTGCCGCCAGCACCGCGAAGGTAGCCGTGGTGCAAACGTCGGCCTCTTCAGCGGAAGCAACGCGGGTAACAGTTGTCAGTACATCCGCCCCATTGATTGACAACCCGGTAGAATTTACCGTAACGGTCGTAACCGCCACCGTATCCGAGGGCCAAGCCCCCGCGCGGGTATCTTTGACGATGATTGGGTTTGCCGCCGAAGCCAACCCAAAACAAAGGAATAAACTCCAAATCAAGAACAGTTTCTTCACGATTGCACCCCCGTTTGAAATGCCAACATCACCGGATAAAGTCCGCCCGAAACGCTACCCCAGCACTGTCCGATGTATTGCCCCCCAGAAACGTTTGTGGCGCGTCCTGAGACCGTTTGGGACTGATAGCAGTGATCCGTAGGCGACGGGGCAATACTAGCCTCAAAGAGGACGTTTTGAACTCCCGATGACGCATACCGAATTACGCCCCCGGACAGAGTTGCTTGGGTTGCCACCGCAAAAGCACGGGTAACTGTCGTAGCCGGGCCAATGCCACTTGGAAAACACCCAAGCAGTTCGCCCTTGGCACAATCGTTTTCTGCAATAATAGGCAAAGCGTTTTGGGGCTGGGATAGGATTTGCACAAACATAAACGTTCCTCCAAGGACAGTATATTCGTTCATCTTCCGGCATTCAACTATTGATAATCAAAAAAACAGTACCTAACAAACCGCTTGCCATACCTGATTTCCGCTCACCGCATGTAAAGGAACGGCTCTTCGATTTGTTACATCCGACAACGAAACCACATCCACTTTTTTGATGGAAGTCGCTACCTGTTGCAACGCATCGTGAAGGTGGGAGAAATCGTTTTTGCATGCCTCTTCCCGGAACCGCTCCTCTGCTCCTGTAACCTGCACTTTTTGGAACATGTATCCGCCCTGAAATCCTTGGCGAATCATAGTACAAGACGGGTCGATAATAAACCCTGGCTCGTCCTTGTCCACCATACGAAGCAGGTAATCGACTACCGCCCCGCGCCGTCCGGCGAAGTCAATGATTGCACCCGGCTCTGTCGGGATTCCCTCTTCCGCCAAGATGCCCGACGCGGTGAGAGTAATATCACCCTGAAAGCGCGAGTCGCCCGTGGGATCACCAAACGAAATTATCCGCATCCCTTGGAAAGAGTTTATCAATTCCGGGCGCACCATTTCCGAAACGATCTGGCGAATACCCGCGATCTTGTAAAAGAACTCTCGCAACACCCTCAGTTGCCCCAGCGGGGATAACTGGCAGATCACGCAGGCGGGCGTTGTACCATAATCCCACCCAAGGAAGAGCGGAAGTCCACGATAAATTGTCAACGGAACTTCGGAACAATGAACAGAATCTTTATAGACGCCATCGTACACCGGCTTTCCAGAAAATACCGACCCGTATTCGCCCAGACAGGTAACTTTGATTTCCTCTTTTGTGCTGCCAGGCAGCGTCTTCCGCCAGTAATGATACCCTTCAGAAAGATGCTCCACATTTTCGGCTTCGGGGTTGTTCCAATATGTCCCATCTTGATCCATCGTCAACGCACCGGGCTGTCTCAGAAAATCCCACTCAGGCGGCTTTTCCAGTTCCGCAATATTGTAATACCAATGACCAACGGGCGGTGGGTTGGTATCCATAATTACGCCCGTCCACGTCTGCCCCCCGTTTTTCTTGCTGGGAAAACGACCGCAGCGCGACAGAAGCCGGGAGAATACCTGCTTGGTTACTTCGCGGGCCTCATTGATCCATCCGCCAGTAATTTCAAGCGACAACAGTTTTTTGGTATCCTCGGTGCGGTCAATCGCGAGAAACAGCAACTCGCTTTCAACGTATGTGCCGTCTTCCATAGAGAAGGCCACGTTCGCTTTGATTGGAGGCCCCCAATTTATGGTATACATATCAGACGGCATCCAATCCGTCCATGTCCTGATAGTGGTTGTTTTTAACTCAGGGTATGTGTTGCGAACTACGGCCCACCGGGTACGGCGCACCCCGTTTACATCAGGGGCTTGGCCCATCATCCGCATGAAGAGTTCCATGCAGCACGAAACCGACTTGCCACTTCCAATCGGCCCCATGATGGCGCGAACCTGCTTGTCGCTTGCATGAAACTTGCGGGCGGTTTTCCCAGCCACATATACGATATCGTTGTTGTTGTAAGTAATATCTTCTGGTCTATGCACTGGTACTGTTCTCCTTCCCTTCGTTTTCATGCACCAGATGAGCGGACAACGCGCTCCCCGCTTTAACCAACAACTCTACTTCACGCCACGTCTCTTTTGATTCCTCTTCCGTTTGAACGGTTTCTTCGGTGTGGATTTTTAATAATTTCTCAAGCATCGCCTTGAAGTCCGGGTTTTCCTTGACGATCATAATTTTTGGCTTGTAGGAAGATTCTGCAGAACCTTTGAAGATGTTCTCCATGTCCCCCAGCATATCAAGGGCTTTGATTCGGTTGGTGTCATTTACCTCAACGCCGCCGAACGCAATATCGTCCAATGCTTGAATGACTTTTTTGCGTCGAGTCTCCTCAATAATTGACGCAGGGGGTGTTTCTGGCAATCGCCCCCCGTTTTTGTTGTCGGGCACTTTCACGCAATTATCTTTCTTCATAGATGCCACCAAGCCGGGGATGCGATAACGGCGATGAACCGCCAAGTATTTTTCTTCCAGTACCGCTATAGCGATGTCGTTCGGGAACCCCCAGACTTCCTTGAAAGCATCCAACGGCTCCACACCCGCGATCATGTGTTGAACAAGCAATAAGACTTTCTGCTTGATAGGCGTCTTGTTTGCCACTGAGCGAGTCTCGCTTTTTGATTTCCGAAGGGTAAACTGTCCCATTATTGGCTCTTTCTTTGCGCCTGTATGTTTTGTGCCTGTCTTATTTTGTCAACTGTGCCAATCTTATCCGGGCCAGCAACAAAACGTCTCACAGCATTTTCATCAATGTATCCCATCTTTTTTACATCGGGCGTTTTCGATGTAGAAATCATCGCATTATACTTTTTGATTCTGTCTTTCGTGGCTTGCGATATTGTATGAGTATCCCTGAACTCCGCGGAAACATCATCGCGGATACTGGCGCGCTGGCCCTC